TATAAATGAAAATAAGTAACAGAGCAGCGTATCGATTAGCACAAAAATTTACTAAAGTTCCAGATCCATCTATCGTAGTTACGCCATCAAAACCGTTAACAGCAAAAGAAAAACAAAAAACGTTTAATAAAAAATATCAAGTTGCATGGTACCCATCTTTCCCTTTAAGTGAGGCTCGGTTAAAAAAGTTTAGTTACGGATTGAGAGATGGCACTTAAAAAGGCTCAGAAATCATTAAAAACATGGACGAAACAAGATTGGACAACCTCTGATGGGAAACCTTCTAAGGGAAAAAAAAGATACCTTCCGAAAGCCGCATGGAAAAGTTTGTCTGCTTCTGAGAAAGCCGCTACGAACAGAGCCAAGGCCGAGGGAAACAAAAAAGGTAAACAGTTTGTAAAGCAGCCTAAAAAGATTGCGGCAAAGGTAAAAAGGTTTCGATAATGGAAAACGAAAGAAAAACAGACTTAAATAAACTAATTAACGCTTTAGGTATAGAGGGTACTCTTAACCTTTTTGGCTCGTTTCAAGATTTTAAAAACGATAATGTTGACGGTTATTCGTATGGAGGAGGTGTAAATTACGGACTACCTACCGGATTAGGTTTATTAACTACTAATTTAAGTGGCGGTGGGTACAAGGTTGATACTCCTACAAGGCAGTTTTCTGATGCAGATTTAAGAAATATTGGGCTCCTTTTACAAAAAGAAAATCAACAATTTGGCATCAATTACCAACCAAAAAGAGCGATGCCAATTGGCAGAATACCTAATGATGCAATGTTAGCAAACGAACTGCCAAGTATTCCTGTTAAAGATTATTTAGAGTTGCAATATAGGTATTTGTTTTAATGGTTTTGAAAAAACATCAGAGCCCAACCGGAGGATTAAACCGTGCTGGAAGGCGCGCAATAAATAAAGCCACAGGTTCGAACTTGAAACCTCCTGTATCTGCAAAGCAAGCTAAGAAAAGCCCAAAGGCAGCGGCTAGGCGTAAATCCTTCTGTGCCAGGATGAGTGGGGTTAAGGGACCAATGAAAAAAAATGGAAAGCCCACCAGAAAAGCATTAGCGTTAAAAAAATGGGATTGTTAATACGTTGATACCTTTGCCAGACAAAAAATATAAAATTATTTATGCTGACCCCCCGTGGCAATATAAAGAAAATTGGGGCAATGGTGCGAATGAACATACATATTCAACAATGAATATCGAAGAAATTTATAATTTAAACGTACCTGCAATTGTAGAAAAACAAGCGCACTTATATCTGTGGGTAACAAACCCATTTTTACAAGAAGGACTGAATGTTTGTAAAGCATGGGGGTTTGACTACAAAACTTTAATTACATGGGTCAAAACTTATCGTGATGGAACTCCTGAAATGGGCATGGGATATTATTTCAGAGGTTGTACAGAACACGTTATTTTTGGCGTAAAAGGCAAAATGAAAGTAAAAAATAAAACGACAAAAAATATGTTTGCAGAAAAAAACCCAAGATTACATTCTCAAAAACCCGCTTCTTTTCGTAATTTAATTGTTACCTGTAGCGGGGATTTACCTCGAATTGAATTATTTGCTAGGCAACAAACGAAGGGTTGGGATTGTTGGGGTAACGAAGTTGGAGCGTAATACATGACACGAGAAGACTGGGAAACTGTAGATAATTTAAAAAACGACATAGATGACGTAAGGTTTGGCACGATAGCAGATCGAGATGAAAAACTCCTTGTAAGTAAATATCTGAAAGAGAGAAAAAAAACATACGAAAATACTCGCTTTTTATGTAGACAAGATCAAAAAGCTTACGAAAAAATACTACCTATAAAACCAGATACATTATGGAATACGTCGTTAAAAACGGATTATGAAAAATCAGAACGCCTAAAACATAAGTTAGTGGAATGGGAAGATTGATATGACACAAGATGATTGGGAAACCTTAGAAAATATTAAAAATGATCGTACTGAGATGCGCTTTGGAAACCGTGCCACAGTAGATATTAGTGATAAAGAAGCTAACCAAAGGTTTGCAGAAGGACGAATGAATATGCACGCAAAATATAGCGGGCATCTTAATTGGAAAGCACTAAGAGGTTTGTAGTAGATGGAAGATTATCTAAGATATTTTGTTTTTTTTAAACAGCGGATTACTTTCTGTAGCGTGAAATAAAGATGCCTAAACTTGAAAACTATCAAAAAAAATCTAGTCATGGAGGAGCCAGAAAAGGCTCAGGTAGAAAAAAAGGCTCAGCCAATAAAAGAACCAAAGATATTGCAGATAAAGCCATTCAGGAAGGTGTAACGCCTTTAGAGGTACTGTTACAGATTATGAGAGAAGCAATGGATACAGGAGATTATGAACGCGCTATGAGAGCGGCTAAAGATGCTGCTCCGTATATCCATCCAAGATTAAATAGTGTGGAGATGAGTGGTACAGACGGCAATCCAATAGAGACTGTATCGAGCATCAAGATTTGTGGAGTATAAATTAGAACTACCTAAGAAGATTCTACCGATCTTCCAACCTAAGAGATTCAAAGTATTGTATGGAGGAAGGGGCTCGGGTAAGAGTTGGTCTGTAGCAAGAGTATTGATTACAAAGGCAGTAGAAAAACCGATAAGGATTTTATGCGCAAGGGAGACACAAAAGAGTATTCAAGAAAGTGTCCATCGATTGCTCAGGGATCAGATCAGTCTTATGCAGTTAGATCATTTGTTCGATGTGCAGGAAAAAAAGATCATCGGGAAAAATGGCTCAGAGATTACTTTTGTTGGCATCCGTCAGCAAGGGGTTGTGAACCTCAAGAGTTACGAAGGTACCGATATTTGTTGGGTAGAAGAAGCCCAAGTCTGTACTAAGAAATCTTGGGATATTTTAATACCAACCATACGAAAAGAAGGCTCAGAACTCTGGACAACATTTAACCCAGAACTTGAATCTGATCCAACTTATGATCGGTTTGTCACTAACGCACCAGATAACGCGTGGGTATGTCAGATTAATTTTAACGACAATCCTTTTTTTCCAGATACGTTAGAAAAGGAAAGAATTGATTGGAAGAAAAGAGATCCAAATAGTTATGAAACAATATGGGAAGGTAAGTGTAGACCAACGGTTGAAGGTGCAATCTTCCATGCAGAAATTTCGGAAGCGATTAAAGAGAAAAGAATTCGTACGGTCCCGTATGATCCAAGTCTCAAAGTTCATACTTGCTGGGATCTCGGCTGGAATGACAGTATGGCGATCATTTTCTGTCAGGTTGCAGCAAGTGAAATCCGCATCATTAAATATATTGAAGATAGTCATAGAACGCTTGAAAGCTACGTTAAAGAAATAGATTCGTTGGATTATCATTACGGTACAGATTATCTACCGCATGATGCTTCACATAGAGACTTTAAACACGGCAGAAGTACAGAGGAGATGATGCGCTCGATGGGCAGAGATGTATTCGTATTAAGTAGAGGCGATGTAGAGCAAGGCATTATCAAGGCAAGGATGGTCTTTCCTAGGACGTACTTTGATAAGGAAGAGGCAAAGGATTTAATCCATCATCTCAAACGCTATAAAAGAACAATGAACGCAGCAGGTGAGCCTGGTGCTCCACTACATGATGCAAGTAGTCATGGAGCAGATGCGTTTCGGTATTTATCTGGCGCAGTAGATTTAATGAGTAATGAAAACTGGGGAGCCTTACCAAAGGCAAATAATCAATGGGTGATCTAAAACATGATGCTATTTAAACAAGGCGAAAGTGTAGAGACTTTACGCAAAAAGGTTGCAGATTTAGAGCAACGGTTAAACGAATTGGAAAAGAAAATTGAACAAAAACCAGTTAAAAAACGCAATTCGAAACGAGATTGATAACTCTCTCGGTTACATCGAGAGTGATACCACATCTGAGAGAAGAGCAGCCCTAAAAGCATACCTTAGAGAGCCATACGGTAATGAACAAGAAGGCAGAAGCCAGATTGTAACCGGTGAGGTAGCCGAGGCAGTAGACGGGGCATTACCGCAGTTAATGCGTGTATTTACAGCAAGTGATGATGTGGTGCGGTTTGAGGCAAAAAACCCAAATGGTGAACAATATGCCGCGCAAGCTACAGAATATATTAATCATATCTTTCATGTAGAAAATGATGGCTTTCAGATATTACATCATATGTTCAAAGATGCCTTGTTACAAAAGACAGGTATTGTTAAAGCGTATTATGAAACCAAGATTGATGTCATTAAGGAGGAGTATCAAAACCTTACTGATGATGAGTTAACAATGCTGATGGCAGATGGCTCCAGGGAAATCGTTGAACAAGACACCCAAGAGTCAATGCAGATGGATCAGATGGGCAATGAGATGGTTATCCGTTCTCATAGTGTTAGGATTCGTAAGAAAAACTCGGTAGGCAAAATTTGTGTAGAAAATCTGCCGCCAGAAGAATTCTTGATTAGTAAAAAGGCAAGAGATATCGAAACCTCTCCTTTTTGTGCGCATAGGCGGTTAATGACACGCTCAGACTTGGTAGCCCTTGGTTTTGATGCAGAAGTGGTTGCAGGACTGCCTGCTTATGATTCTCTGGCCTATACACCAGAGAGAGTTGCAAGATATGACCAGGGTGAGCAACCCACGGATATGGACTCCGATGACCTTGCTATGCAAGAGATTGAAGTCTATGAGTGTTATTTGCGAGCAGATGTAGATGAGTCAGGAATTGCGCAACTCATTCGTGCAGTCTATGCAGGAGAAGAACTATTAGATATCGGTGAGACTGATTACATACCGTTTCATAGTGTTTGTCCGTTTCCCATACCACATAAGTTTTATGGTCAGTCCTTAGCAGATAGATGCTCGGATATCCAAGAGCAAAAGACAGCGATTACTCGTTCTATGTTAGATGGCTTGTATTTATCGATTAGCCCAAGAGTCGGAGCAGTTGAAGGACAGGTCAATTTAGATGATCTGTTGAATGTTCAGGCAGGCGGTATTGTAAGGATGAAGTCCCCTAATGCCATTGTGCCGATGAGTGTACAAAATGTGGGAGCGCAAGCGTTTCCAATGTTGGAATATCTAGATCAGGTGCATGGCAAGAGAACGGGAATCAGTGATGCAATGCAGGGATTATCTCCTGATTTATTGCAAAACGTTACTGCGGCAGCGATTGCGGCAAGTAAGTCTGCGGCAAGCGGAAAGATAGAGTTGATTGCTAGAATCTTTGCTGAAACAGGAGTGAAGTCCTTAATGAAGGGGATTTTACAACTTGTATGTAAGTTCCAAGATAAACCCAAAACGATACGGATGAGAGGTAAGTATATCCAGATGGACCCTAGACAGTGGGACCATCAGTATGACGTAACCATAAACGTTGGTTTAGGTACAGGAGATCAGCAACAACAAATGGCAATGCTACAGATGATTATGGCTAAACAAGAAGAAATCATAAAGATGTATGGCCCTAGCAATCCATTAGTAAGTGTTGGTCAGTATAGAGAGACTTTGGGTAAGTTTATTGAAGCGGCAGGGTTTAAAGATACGAGAGCATTTTTTCGCGAGGTGCCGCCAGAAGTTGATCAGGCTTTGAGCCAGCCATCACCCCAGAAGTCTGACCCAGCTATCCAGGCGGCAATCGCACAGGCTCAAGCACAAATTGAGATTAATAAAAAGAAAGCAGAAGCAGAAATCCAATTGAAGAGAGAAAAGGCTATGGCAGACATTCAACTTGCCAGAGAAGAGGCAGCGGCAGAAATGGAACTGAAAAAACAGGAGTTTGTAGCAGAAGCCCAATTAAAAGCAAGCAAGTTAGCGGCAGGCACAACAACGAATACACAAATCCCAAACGTAGGATAAACCAATGACACCAGATATTATTAATCAACTCTATAACGAATTGCTTATGAGGGATGCAGATCCTACTGCCTTACAATCGTTTGGCGGTATGCAAAGCGATGCGATTACAAATACGTTAATGAACTCACCTGAGTATTTAATTCAGCAGCAGGCACAAAAAGAGTTAGGTAGAACATTGGCTCCCGATGTGGGTATGGCCTATTATTTATCAGAGGCTCAGTCTGGGGTTCCTCTCGATACATTACTTGCGAATATTGCAAACTCTCCAGAGGCTCAAGCAATTGATAATCAGTTTGAGATGGATGATGCAGTATTTGTAGGAGGTCAGAGTATGCCGATAGAGGCAGAGCAAGCATTAAACTTTCCGAGTGAAATGCAGTTAAGACAAATTACACCAGGCTCAGACTTTTTACCAACAAACATTCCTACGGGTTTTTTCGGTGCGAATGACAACGTAGCACAATTGTATAACCTTGGACAGACTCCTACCTTTAGAAGTGGAGTGGGAGGTTATACAGATATGTTACCTAGTGGCTTTGAGTTTGGAGTACCTGCTCAGTTTGCGCAGGTGCCGATTTTTATGCGAGGTTTGTTTGATACTGGAGAAGGTCCAGATGCTAACAATGTACCAGCACCAAGTATTAATCAATTCGGATTATAAATTTTGCGCATAGAAGAAAAAGCAAAAAGGTTATTAGAAAACGAGTTTTTCAAAGAAGAGATTGAAAAGCTAAAACAAAACTATATACAGACAATTGTTCATTCTCCCGTTGAGGATATTGATGTGAGAGAAAATGCGTTTCGCATGATACGGGCAATTGATCAGATTTACGCCCATTTTGAATGTATTGCAGTAGCAGACAAGATGGAAGAAAAAAGATGGAAAATATTTTAAGGAGATAGTATGAGCGAGACCGTTACCCAAGAAGGGCATGAGTCTAGTCCACAATCGATGGATGTGAACCAAGCAGCAAATGCGTTTTTAAATCTTATGGAAAAGCAGGAGGCATCACCCGATCAACCGAAAGCCGAACCAAAAGAAGAAGAAAACGTTGAGCCAGAAGCACAAGCAGAGGTAGAAGCCGAAGCAGTAGTTGAAGGAGAGGAACATCAGGAAGAAGAGGCACTTGAAGAAGAGACTCCTACTTACCGTGTTAAGGCAAGTGGAGAGGAAGTTGAAGTTACCCTCGATGAACTGATTAAGTCTTATCAATTAGAGCGCGATGTTCGCAAGAAACAAGAAAGTTTGGCGCATGAGAAAAAAGGTGTAGATGAGGTTAAAAGTAATTTAGAAAGCGAGCGTAAAAAAATCGAAGATGCCCAAAAGGTACGAGATACTTATGCTCAAAGATTACAGTTAATTGAACAACATTTGACTCAACAAAACCAAGCAGAAAACATCGATCATTTAAAGGAAAGTGATCCCTTAAGTTATGCCGTAAAGGTAGCAGAACGCCAGGAGCGTGATAAACAAATCCAGACTTTTCAAGCAGAGAGACAACGCCTTGCTCAAGAGCAACAAGTGGAACATCAACGCAATTTAGAAAAACACCTGGAAGTGCAAAAACAAATATTGCACGAGCGTATACCTGATCTTCTAAATGAAGAAAAAGCGACAGATTTGAAAAAAGAGATGTGGAAAAGTGCGATGGCTGATGGTCATACGGAGCAAAAGTTAAATCGGGTTTTAGATGCTAGTGATTTTATTACGATCTGGAAAGCATCCCAGTACGATAAATTGATGGCAACAAAACCAGATGTACAAAAGAAAGTAAAGGCTGCTCCAAAGATGATGAAAGCAGGCGTTGCAAAATCCGACTCCATACAATCTGAGAAAACCAAACGGCTAAAGAACAAATTAAAGCGAACCGGCAAAGTCGCTGATGCGGCCCGGTTATTTGAACAGATTATTTAGGAGAATGAATCATGGCAGTATTTACAAATCATAGTGCTGTAGGAGGCAGAGAAGACTTGCAAGACCTCATCTACAGCATCTCACCAACAGACACACCATTTTTAAACAGTGTGGGTCAAGGTACAGCAACAAACACAACCCACGAGTGGCAAACAGATAGTTTGGCTTCTGTAAATGTAAGCAACGCGGCAATAGAAGGCGCAGATGCTTCTACAGCTACGCTTTCTGCAACAACTCGTCTTAGTAACCGGTGCCAAATCTCGCAAAAGACGATTTCTGTGTCGCGAACATTAGAAGCAGTCGATCGAGCTGGCAGGAAAAGCGAGCAGGCTTATCAACTTGCTAAGGCTTCCAAAGAGATTAAGCGTGATATGGAGGCAATCTTATTAAGTAACCAGGTAGCAAATGCAGGTAGTGCAGCAGGTGCCAGAACTCTTGGTGGATTGCAAACTTGGCTAAATACTAATGGAGATTTTGGCTCCGCTGGTGTTGCAGGGTCTTTAGGTACGACAGCCAGAACAGACTCAAGTGAGGCTGAAAGAACTTTTACAGAGACTCTTTTAAAAACCGTAGTAAAAGAAGTGTATGAGTCTGGTGGAGATCCATCTGTTCTGATGGTAACGCCTGCGCATAAGCAAACTGTGTCAGCATTTTCAGGCATAGCGGCTCAGAGGTACATGGCTCCTGCTGATCAACCTACCACGATTGTAGGTGCGGCAGATGTGTATATGTCTGATTTTGGAACGATATCCGTTGTTCCGAATAGGTTTATGCTTGCTGGTAATTCGGCAGATGATATAGCACTTGTTCTCGATCCAGAGTTCGCGGAGGTAAACTATCTGCGTCCTTTTGAAACGAATGACCTTGCAGTTGCAGGCGATCAAGCTAATAAACAACAATTAGTTGCTGAATATACGCTTGGAGTCCTAAACGAAGGTGCGCATGGAATCATTGCTGATTTAGCGTAAGTTGTAATTAGGGGGGTTTGTTCTGTTTTCATATATAACTCCAAAAGATGTGTGGTATGAATGAACCCCTCTTTCCTCTTGTAATACAAAAAATTATGGAAATAAAAAAAACAACCTATCACCCCGACGGTGAGGGCGGTATTGTCATTACTGAAACGCAAGATGTTACTGACATTGTTGAAAAAAACAAAAAAGAATACAACTTGTATGATGAACGCGCCAGATGGTCGGATGAGTTATTAGGTAACAAAATTGCATCAATTCCTTTAGCGGTGATTGATGATTTGAATAAAAAAAAGATTCTCCAAGGTTTTCGTGTCATAGATGATAAGAAGTTTAAGGCATGGTTAAACGATGGAGATAATCGATTCTTTCGAACTAGAACCGGACAAGTATAATGGCTTTTTCAACCTATGCAGAATTGCAATCTCTTACAGCTAATTATTTAGCAAGAGATGACTTATCGAATCAGATTGTAGATTTTATAAAACTTGGTGAGATTCGTTTGCGAAGGGATTTGCGTTTGCGCCAGATGTTAACGCAGACAACTTTGACGGTATCGAGTCAGACAGTTGCTTTGCCATCGGATTTTTTAGAACTGCGAGAGTTGCATTTAGATACAACCCCGATAGGCCAACTTGATTTTTTAGCACCAACATTTTTTTACAGAAATGGAAGGCCATCAGAAAGTGGACAGCCGGTATTTTTTACAATGACCGGAGATAACTTTGTCTTTGGACCATCACCTGATACGAGTTATAACGCAGAACTTTTATATTACGCAGCACCAGATTTTCTAACTGATAGTAATACGAGTAATACCTTTTTAGTTACTGCACCCGATGCGCTTCTGTATGCTTCTTTAGGTGAAGCAGAACCGTTTTTAATGAACGATCAAAGATTAGCTGTGTGGGCAACGTTATATGACAGGGCAAAGAATAATCTTACTGCTTCTGATGATGCGGCTGAATATTCTGGTAACCCAATGACGATGAGCGTATCGACATAATGGAAAAGATTTCTTTTGGTGAATGGCTACCCGATCAACCTCCAGTGGCAGGAGCGTTAGTAGATGCTTTTAATGTAATCCCAAATCAAATCGGCTATGGACCATTACCATCGGTATCGAATATTTCTAATGATGCTAGTGATAATTTGAATGGATTATTTAGCGGAAGATTTGGAAGTACTACGAAAGTTTTTGCTACATCGAGTACAAAAATCTTTGAATACTCATCATCAAACTTAAACCTTACAAATATCTCTCAGGCAGGCAATTACAGCGCATCAGATACGGGTAGATGGTCCTCTGCCCAGTTTGGTAAGGTTGTATTAGCAGCAAACGGAGAAGAGATTCTACAAGCCTATACACTAGGCACAAGTAGTAACTTTGCAGATGTAGCAAGTGCGGCACCGACTGCGCATTTTGTAAGTGTTGTTAGAGACTTTGTGGTTTGTGGAAGAACGAATGAGTTTCCAAACAGAGTCCTTTGGTCAGATATTAATGATGAGACAGATTGGGTGCCTGGTGCAACTTCTCAAAGTGATACACAAGATATAGCAGATGGTGGAAACATTCAGGGAATTACAGGAGGAGAGTTTGGGTTAATCTTTTTACAAAAAAGTATTTCTCGGATGACCTATGCAGGAGCCCCTTTGTATTTTCAGTTCGATACGATTAGTAGAGGGTTAGGTTGTTTAGAACCAAAGTCGATTGCGCAATATGGAAACTTATCATTTTTTTTGAGTGATGATGGTTTTTATATGTGCGATGGAACAAAGGTTATTCCCATCGGTGCAGAAAAAGTAGATCGATTTTTCTTTAATGATGCAGAACTTGCGCTCTTAAATAATATGAGTGTAGCAGTAGACCCTGTAAGAAGATGTGTGTTTTGGTTGTATACCAATAACTCTTCTGCGCAATCCATCATTATTTATAATTGGCAGATTCAAAAGTGGAGTAGAGGTGAGACCACCGCAGATTTTATCTCTAGTGTTGAGACAGAAGGAATTACGTTAGAGAGTTTGGATAATTATTCTTCTAGTATTGATGCACTAGGAATTAGTTTAGATGATCGTTTTTGGGTGGCAGATAATACATTACTTGCTGGTGTACAGGATGCAAAGATTGTCGCTTTTAGTGGGGCAAACTCTGGAGCAGAAATTGTAACCGGAGACTTAGTTAGTCAGAACTCCATCATTACTTTAGCAAAGCCACAGATTGACGGAGGTACTGCAAATGTATCGATTGCAAGTAGGGCAAGATTAGATTCAGAGATATCTTTTGGAAGTGTTGCCCAAGCTGATGCAGAAAATAGATGTTCTGTAAGATCGCATGGTAGGTATCACAGAATCAAAGTGCTACCCAGTGGTAATTATACAAGTGCAGTTTCTGTAGACTTGGATATTAAAGCAGGAGGGATGCGTTGAGCCAATATAGAGTTCTTCCTTATAGTGGTGCAGAACCTCGACAGATATCAGAGGTAGTAAATAATGCAATGGCAGGAAAAATTAATAATACGGGCTCCATTAATTTAACTGCATCAAGTGCAACGCAAACTCATTTAGATGATGCTCGCATTGGCCCAGATAGTGTCATTAGTTTTATGCCAACAAATACTGCTAGTGCAAGTTTTGTAGGAGATATGTTTATTAGTAGTAGAAACATTGGATCTGCGGTAATTAGTCATTCAATTAATACCCAGGCAAGTGCAACCTTTTCTTTTACGATTATAGGGTGATAGAAAAAGTATACGTTGCGCCAAAGAATTTACGGGCGCATTGGGATTATATACGTCCCAAATTAGAATTAATTTTAAAAAAGAGTCCTGAACAATGGATTCCAGAAGATATCTATGCAGATATTCTCAACGGACATTCCTTGCTCTGGATTGCTTTGAATGTAGACAAACCGATTGCATTTATTGTCGGTCAAATCCAAGCAAATCAAACGTTTCATTTATGGGCAGGCTATTGCGATCCACACATAGATGATTATACGAAATGGCAAATGATAGAAGAAATCGCAATTGAAGCACAGTGTAAAAGAATGACATTTGAATCATGGAGAAAAGGCTGGGCAAAAAAAGCAAAACGCTTAGGCTTTGTTCCCAGAAAATATATTAAGGAGTTACGAGTATGAGCGGAGGCGGAACGACCACCCAAATTCAGGAACTTAATCCGACACAATTACCTTTTGTGGAATACGGTTTACAAGAGGCACAAAATTTATATCAGTCAGGATCGCCCGTATACTTTCCAGGGCAAACTTTTGTAGGACCAAGTGATCAAACACAAACTGCACTAACTGCGGCACAAAATAGAGCGATTCAGGGAAATCCCTTAGTACCTGCTGCACAAAGTCAGTTTCAATCGACAATCGAAGGTGATTATTTATCAGCTACGAATCCCTATTTTGCCAATAGATTTAATACAGCAGCAGATGCGGCTAGTCAAAGATATTTTGATGCAATGAATCAGATTAACTCGCAAGCATCGATGGCAGGACGGTATGGCTCTAATGCGATGGGTCAATTGCAAGACCGGGCAACAAGTCAGTTTGCAAAGTCTTTAACAGATACCGCAGGTGGACTCGCTTTTGATAATTATGCGCAAGAGAGAGCAAGACAATTAGCGGCATCGCAAGCAGCACCAGCATTAGCCGCGCAAGACTATGCAGATATTGATCGGATGCTCTCACTTGGAAACATTACAGAAGGGTATCAGCAACAAGCATTACAAGACTCTATCAATCGATTTGATTTTGAACAAGGTATGCCACAAAACAAATTACAAAACTTTTTATCTGCTGCCTATGGTGCGCCTTTAGGTAGTCAAACAACGATGCCTGTTCCAAAAGGAGGGGCGCAAGGTTTATTAGGTGGTGCGTTAGCAGGAGGAGCATTAGCATCTTCTATTCCTGCACTCGGCCCGTATGCTCTGCCAATAGCGGCAGGAGCAGGACTTTTAGGAGCGTTATAACATGGCAAGCATATTAGATGAAATGCAAAAAGGCAAAATAAACCAAGGATTATTAAATCTTCCTTCAAATACAAATCCTACAATGGGATTATTAGGCAATCCATTATTTGCAATTGGTTCTGCGTTATTAAATCCTAGACAGTCGTTTGGACAAAACCTACAGCAAGGTTTTCAAAATCTTATGCAACAACAAATGTATAAGGCAGAGCAGGATAGAAAAAATCGTTCAGATCAAATGCAACTAGCATTGTTACAAAACCAATTGAGAACTAAACGAGTCGGCTCTCCTTATAAATTAAATACTGAATCTGGACCCGTTTTAATGCAAGCAATGTCTGATGGCTCTACACTAAATTTAGGAACACCGTTTATTTCAAAGTCAGCTATACAAGAAAAATTCGACTTTATAAAAAACAATGTTCCTCGGTTAAAAAATTTATCAAATGCGGAGGCTTTCAATGAAATACAGTCAGACCCAAATTTAATGGGTTTAGTATCATCAAAAACAGGCGACACAAATATTCAAGTAGATTTAAGTAAACCTCCGACAGATAAAACAATTAAAAGAACGTTACAAGATAAGTTAGTAACTACTGGAGATGCAATTCAAAGAATTACAGCTATTGCGCAACAATTTGACCCTTCGTTATTAGAGTATGGAAACCAATTTGGAGCAAAAGCCTTAGCATTTAAAGAAAAACTAGGGATGGATTTATCATCTGATCAACAAAGTTTAGTTGCAAGAACGCAAAAACTAGCAGGTAACACTTTGAGAAACTTAAATCTTACAATTAAAGAGATTACTGGTGCTGCTATGGCCGCATCAGAAGCAACAAGAATAGAAGGAACTGTTCCCTCGCTTAACGATTCTCCGACTGAATTCAAAACAAAAATGGATGATGTATTAAGAAATTTAAAACTTGCGCAAGCCAGAACTAGATATATTTTAACAAAAGGCTTTGAGTATAAAGATGACATCAATCAAGTTGCTCAAAATCTTCCATTAGATACTTTTGAAAAAAATGTTATGAAAAAAGAACTTAATAACATTATAGAAAACGTAGCAAAACAAGCCGAGAAAGATGGAGTTGCGTTTGATGCGAATAATTTAACTCCTGATCAGGAGTTTCAGATTGATCAAGAATATATTAATTTATTTGGATTAATGTGATATGGCTAAATATGATGAAACAGCAAACAAATTCCTAGATAAGTATGGCTTTGGAGAGGTTGGAAAACCTTTTAAAGAACCAAATTTAAAATCTCCAATACCTGCAAAAGAAACAACTTATGCAAATAAGCAAATTTCCGATCTATCTACAATTTTTCGATCAGGGGTTTTTCAAACAAAAGATGATTTAAAAAACTTTTTATCGAAAGAAACTGGAAGAAATGTTTTTTTTGACGAAAGTGGAAAACCAGTGTTTAGAGAGCAAGGAAGAAAGTATAGTCTGTTGCCTAATTATGGAGAAAGTCCCTTAAAAGCCTTGCTAAGAGACTTACCAGATATTGCAGAATCAATACCGCCTACAATAGCAGGAATTGCAACTGCCCCTCTTAGTCCTGCATTTTCTGTTCCTATAACTGGTTTTGTAGGAGGTGCCTCGGATGCTGCAAGGCAAACGATCTCGCGAAATTTGTTAAATTCAGACAGGCCAATTGATTTATTACAATCAACAAGAACAGGAGCAATAGATTCACTTTTACAAACAGTCCCATTTGTGGGAAAAAAAGTTTATGAAAGGTTAGTCCCTCCTGATGTAGACCGTTTTGTTAATCGTGATCAACTTACAAAATTGGATAATTTATCAGATAAATATAATGTACGTTTAACCCCTGCGGAAAAAACAAATGTAGAGTCTTTAATTGCCCAACAATATCAATTAGAAAACTTACCTCAAACTTCAACAATAATGAAAGAGTCTATTAGAGATAGACAAACTGGAGAAATTTTACCAAACATAGATAAGGTTATTGCAGAAATTGCAGGAAGAGATATGCCTAAATCTAGATATCAAGTTGGCTTAAAAGCACAATCAAATTTAGACAATTATTTACAGGAATTAAAAACAAAAAGAAAAACAGAAGTATCAAATATTTATGATGAAGCAAAAAAAATAAAAACTCCTATTGAAACAGAAGATGCAGTAAAAAAAATAGATTACTTTTTAGATACTGCAAAAGGAAACCAAAGATCAATTTTACAAAATCTTAAAAATGAGTTTTATGAGCCTTTAAAAAAGGTAAATCCAGATAAAGCAAAAAAGTTAAAAAATGATATACGTTCCTTAAATAAAAGTTTATCTGCTCTTGACCCAGACAAGAAAGATCAAAAAACAATTGCAGACGATATTCAAAGTCAAATTAAAAATTTATCAAAAGAATTAGATTCTGATGTTTTAGATGATCGGGTAGGGGCTGTACAAAATCTAAAGTTTTACATTGATTCTAAAATGAAAGATAAAACATTTGATTCTTTGGATGCAGTAGTACAAGGCCAAATACAAACGATCAAAAAGTCTGTAACAGATGCCTTACAAACAAATCCTAAAATGGCTTTAGCTGATAAAAGGTTTGGAGAGTTATCGGTTCCAATAGATGAGTTTCAAGATAAGTTAGGAGGAGTGGCAAGAGTCCCAGATACTACGATTGATAATTTTATTGATCGATACGTTTTACAGGCAGAGCCAGAGCAAATTAACTATCTTAAAAATATTTTAAAATCATCCGACCCTGTTCTATGGAAAAACATCAAGGGAAGAGTGTTGCAAGGATTTTATGAAAAAGCATCGAAGGTAAATCCGAAAGGACCAGAAAACTTGCGTATTGGGGCAACATTTGGAAATCTTTTAAAAGGAGATTCAAACACTGTAAAAGTTTTAAAAGAAACTTTTGATAAACAAGAGTTTGAAGCATTGCAAGACTTTGCAACACTTTTACAAGCAACAGGAAGAGTTCCGCAGGTAGGATCAAAAACGCAATTTAATAAAGTTGCACAAGATATTTTAATGAGACCCACTTTTATTGGCTCTACTTTGAAAAAACTTTCGTTAGATATTCTTCCTAAAACTGGACAAGCCTACGATGATTTTGTAGCAGATTTAAGGGTAAAAGATGTTGCTAACACTATTCTTTCAGAAGATGGAATGAAAAAGTTGAAAGAGTTAAGAAAAGTAAAACCAGGAACTATGAAATATTCATCGCTTGCAGCTCAGTTGTTAGCGAATTTTATTAACCAAAAAGTTTTGGATGAAGAATAATGGCAAAGACTAAGATTTCAGAATATAACGCAACCGCCTCATCTAATACGGATATAGATGGTATTAACCTTGCGGAAGGCATGGCACCCTCTCTAATTAATAACTCAATTAGAGAATTAATGGCCCACTTAAAAGACTTCCAAAGTGGATCTAGTTCGGACACCCTTACCCTTAATGGAAAATTAACGGTAGGAGCGTCGGCAGAATTAACGGGTGGATTAAGTGTTGCAGGGCAGTTTGTTTCTACGGGAGAATTTAGCCCAAGCGCAGTAACCACTCCATTATTAACGGCTACTGGAGGTACTCTTAATAATGTAGTGATTGGTAACTCTTCTCCCAATGCAGGTACATTTAGCATTATTACTGCAACGACTAAAATTAACGGGCCCGTCTCTGCCGATTCTATTGTAGGTACAACGATTAGCGCAGGAAATGTATTTGGAACATTTCATGGAACATATAGTGGCGATTTAACGGGTAACGTTAATGCAGCGGCTGGTACTTCTAGTTTTACAAACGTGGTAATAAACGGCTCCTTAAATATGGATGCTTCTACTACTGCTACGATTACGGGTTTATCAACTCCAGTAAATTCGACAGATGCAGCTACTAAAGGTTTTGTGGACACATCTATTGCAAATCTTGTTGACTCTGCACCAGGTACCTTGGACACCCTCAATGAACTCGCCGCCGCTTTAGGGGACGATCCGAATTTTGCCGCAAGTATCGCCAGTAGTCTAGGTACAAAGCTCACTTTAACAGGTGGCTCCATGACAGGCACGTTGTCTTTGGGTGGTAATACGATATTAAATATTGCGTCAGCCTCGACAACATCAGGGGTAGTTAATAAAGGACAGATGGAAACGCAAGATGCGTTAAAACTTTCTTTATCTGGTGGCACAATGGCGGCAGATATTGCAATGGGTGGCAACCGCATAACTGGATTAAACGAAACTCCAACGGCATCGAGCCACGCAACATCGAAAGCCTATGTAGACGGCATATTAACTTCTGGAACAAATGCGGCAAGTGCGGCGGCAAGTGCTACGGTATCTGCGGCATCGGCACAATTATCTGCATTAGCGGCGGCATCTTCTCAAGTTGTAGCAACAACACAAGCAAGTAATGCCTTAAACTCAGCATCGGCGGCAGAGGCTCATCTGGACAGCTTCCAGGATATCTACCTGGGAAGTGCATCGAGCGATCCCAGTACCGATCTAGATGGGGACTCGCTAACTGATGGAACACTTTATTTCAACACCACGCAGAATAAATTAAAGGTGTTTTCTGGCAGTTCTTTTAATGATGCGGCATTTGATGTGGGTACAGCAGTAACATCTTTTGCTATACAAGGTGGGGCGGCACAAACTGGAGCAGTAACACTTAGCACCGCAAATATCACAACACTCGCTTCAACAACATTCGAGCCGAAAGGCGAATCAACAACACAAGCCGTTGCAATGGCTTTAGTTTTCGGAGGATAATATCATGGCATTAGTCGGCCAACCAATCGCGATCGGTACAGCATCAACCACATTAATGACTGTACCTGCTACTTTAGAAGCATCGCTGCATAGTTTATTAATTGCTAACCCTACGGGCGGTAATTTAAATGTAACACTATCGTATTTTGATTCAGGTACATCTAGTGAGCTAAGTTTACTTACACAAACCGTTACTGGTGACACAACCTTAAAGGCATTTGATGCACCTATTAATATGGCGGCAGGAGATAAAGTAAACGCAAGTGCAAGCGGTAGCGGATTGATTGCTTTGGTAAGTAGGTTTGAAAATAGTTCGACTCCTGCGGCAGTAGGATTTACCCCTCGGGGAAATTACGATGCTTCAACCACATATCAGACCAACGATATCGTTTTTCTTGTAAGCGATAGCAATAGTTATTTATCCAGAACGGATTCTAATTTAAACAACGTACCAAGTAGCAACCCTAGTAACTGGCAAGTGTTTGGAGCCGTAGGGTCCGCAGGTTCAGGATTTGATGGTTCAGGAAATGCAAGTGCTAGTGGTCAACTAAATATTGGAACAGTTAATTCTACTGCGTTAATTAGCGATGCAGATGGTAATTTAAGAGATATACCGTTAAGCACAAAAGTGAGTGGAAACTACACTCTTGCAATTGGTGACGTTGGTAATCAAGTAACAATAAACTCAGCAAACGTAATCGTTACAGTTCCCACAGGCGTGTTTGGCGTAGGCGATATTGTTTCTCTTGTTTCTGTTAATGGATGTACCGCTTCAATAGCTTGTACTGCTGTTAATGCAGTTAAAGCAGGAGATTTGGCGGCAACGGCTCTACATACTTTAGATGCAAATGGAGTTGCATCAATTATGTTTAGTTATTCAGCAAATTTAGCTGTACTTACTGGGAATATTTCATAATGACAGGAATACATCAATTATTATTTTCTAATTTTTCTGTTGCCTCTGTAGGTGGAGTTGTAGTTATTGAAAGTTTTTTAGGCGATACCACATGGACTTGCCCTGTTGGTGTTACAAGTGTTGATTATCTTGTAGTTGCAGGAGGCGGTGGAGGTGGAACTGGGTCAAATGGCAATGGAGGTGGAGCAGGTGGTGGAGGATTTAGAACAGGCACTTCATTAGCTGTTACCGCAGGAACAGAATATACAATTACCGTAGGGGCAGGTGCTACTGCTCTATCTGCTTCTGGTAATGCTACTGGTAATGATGGTAATGATTCAGTATTTTCTACCATAACCTCAACAGCAGGTGGTGGTGGAGGCGGTGGTAGTCAAGATGGTCGTAATGGAGGCTCTGGAGGTGGTGGAGGCAGTAATAATAATGGAGGTCTTGGCAATCAACCTAATCTTTCATCAGATGGGGGAAATGGTGCCCCTGCTGTTTCTTTTCAAGGTAAAGATGGAGGAGATTCCAATACCAATAATGCTGGCGCAGGGGGTGGAGGCGCTAGTCAAGAAGGCAATAATAATGTTGGTACTGGAAGTGGTGCCGTAGGAGGTGTAGGTGGTAATGGTCAAGCATCTACCATAACTGGTGCTTCTGTTACATACGCAGGTGGCGGGGGTGCGGCTGGAGATACAGGCAACGCATCTGGTGGTTCTGGTGGTGGAGGCAGTGGAACACAAGGTGGCAGTGGTGTAGGTGGTTCAGCAGGCACAGCTAACACTGGTGGAGGTGGTGGTGGAGGCGGTGGAGCTTCGCATAGTTTTAAAAATGGAAAAGCAGGTGGTTCAGGAATTGTAGTTATCAAATACACAGTACCTATAAGTTCACCACTAATATTTAGAGGCACAACAAAATGGAAAGCTCCTGTTGGAGTATCTTCTGTAGATTACTTAGTAGTTGCAGGAGGTGGTGGAGGTGGTAATACTGGAACAGCTGATCATGGTCGTGGTGGGGGCGGTGGTGCAGGTGGCTTTAGACAAGGTACAGGACTTAGTGTTACATCAGGAACAGAATACACCATAACTGTAGGTGCAGGTGGTATTGGTAATGGGCCAGTCAACGGAGTTGGCGTTGCTGGAGAAATATCTTCTGCTTTTTCAATAGAGTCAGCAGGTGGAGGTGCAGGTGGAAATTCATCTAGTGATATAGGAACTAAAAGAAATGGTGGTTCTGGCGGCGGTGCACCAAGAAATCAAACAGGTGGTAGTGGAAACACACCTAGTGTTTCACCATCTCAAGGAAATGATGGTGGAGATGCTTATTCACCAGCAAATCCTATAAATGATAACGCATCAGGTGGTGGAGGCGCTGGAGCTTCAGGACAAGACTCACAACCTTCAAGTGGTGGTGCTGGAGGTAATGGAACAGCATCATCGATTACTGGTGCATCTGTATCTTATGCAGGTGGTGGGGGTGGTGGAACTGATAACTCTGACCCTGGCGGTGCAGGTGGAACAGGAGGAGGAGGTGCAGGAGGTAATAATTCTTCACCATACCAAGGAGTAAATGGGACTGCTAGCACTGGTGGCGGTGGTGGCGGTCAAGGAAATAGTATTTCCCCTGGAAGAGGTGGGAACGGTGGCTCTGGAATTGTTGTAATAACTATGAACGCATAGGAGTATAAATGGAAATAAAACCAAAAGATAAAATTTATAGACTTACTGGAATTGATAGTGCTATGGAGTTATTAAGACCTGGTGCTAAATGGGAAATATCTAATTCTACATTTACTAGATGGGAAGACGATAGGCCATGTCCTTCTATGCAAGAAGTTAGAGATGCACAACGTAAAGCACAAGAGTTTGAAGATTCTATAAATACTGTTTGGACGAAAGACCAAGAAAATAAAATACTAGAAATGCAAGGAAAAATTGGTGGTGTATTGAATTGATAACTCATTCCTTATTTCCAACTGCGGTTACATTTTTTCAATATAAAGGAATAACAGAAAAAGAAATAAAGTTTGTAACTGAACAAAAGACAAGAGGTAATACAGGTAATACAACATCAATTGATAATAATATTTTAAATAATAAAGAAATGAAAAAACTAAAACAATTTATAGAAAAGTCTGTAAAAGAATATTTTAAAAATATATATCAACCTAAAAATAATGTTGAGCCTTATATAACTCAGTCATGGTGCAACTATACAAAAGAAGGTCAGTTTCATCATAAACACGCACACCCTAACAGTTTTATATCTGGTGTGTTTTATGTACAAGCTGATAAAACAAAAGATAAAATTTATTTTTTTAAAGAAGAATACAAACAAATAAAAATACCTGCTAAAGAATACAACCTTTTTAATAGTGAGAGTTGGTGGTTTGAAACAGGCACAAATGATTTAGTTATCTTTCCTTCTAGCTTAACTCACATGGTTGAAAAGGTAGTAGGCAAAGAAAGAATAAGTTTATCTTTTAATACATTCTTAAAAGGTTACATAGGTGAAGATTTAGAATTAACAGGATTACATATAGGAGCATAAGATGGCACACTTTGCAGAGTTAAATAGTGCAAACGAAGTATTGAGAGTTACCGTAGTAGAAAACAAAGATACCGCAGATGTAAATGGTGTTGAAAAAGAATACATTGGTCAAGCACATCTTGAGAAGGTACTAGGTGGCACATGGAAACAAACTTCTTACAACGGTAATATAAGAGGTAACTATGCAGGTAAAGGTTATACTTACTTTGCAGACCAAGACTTATTTATGTCACCTAAACCATATAATAGTTGGTCTATGTCTACTGCTGATGCAACATGGCAAGCACCATCTGCAATGCCTACTGATGGAGGTATGTATAACTGGGACGAAGACAATCAAACATGGATTAATTTAAGTGGTGCTAGTGCGGGTGGCTGATGGATATAAACGAATTAGATAAAAGAATATCTACACACGAAGCAGTTTGTTCAGAGCGTTGGTTAGAAATACTTTCAAGGGTACGCAGACTTGAGATGATACTTATTGGTGCATTTGGCTCAATAATAATGATTTTATTAACAATTATTTTTAAATTACAATGATGGTTTTTTCAAATGATAGATCCAATATCTGCATTGACCGCAGCAAATTTAGCATTTACTGGTGTCAAAAAAGCTATTCAGGTAGGCAGAGACCTAGAAGACATTTTTCAACAGTTATCGACTTGGAGCAGCCATGTTTCTGATTTACAAGAATGGATGGGTCAGGAAAGAAAGTTTAAGAAACCTACTTTATGGCAAAAATTAACGTGGGACAAAAGCGAAACCGCAGAGGCATTTGATGAACTGATTGCAAAAAAGAAAATTAAAGAGATGGAAGATGCAATCCGTCATGAATTTACCTGGGGAAAATTGCATCATTTGGGCATGGAAGGGCCTTATGGGTATCAGGCCCTCATCAAGATACGTCGCGAGATCAGAGCCAAACGCAAGGCTCAAATATATGATCAGATGCGAAGAAGGAAGGCTTTTATATATAACACCAAAATGGGTGTGGCAATTGGAACCCTTGTACTAATTTTATTATGGTTGTTGAATTTTTTATGGACTGCAATTATGGAAGCGAGTAAGTAATGTTAAATTTATTAACAGGTTTATTACCAATAGGCGAAAAGCTTGTGGAACGCCTAATTCCAGATAAACAAGCACAGGCAAAGGCTCTTCAACAACTAAAACAGATGGAACAAGATGGGAGCCTTAAAAAGATAGAAGCTGAGTTTGCTGATAAAGATAGTGCTAGGCAACGTGAAATGACTATCTCTACCAGCGAACATAGTCCTTGGTTAAATAAGATTATAACCAGTTTACTCGCCCTTGGGATTGTAGGACTTGCTTTTTCTTTATTTGCAGTCATTTTATTTCTTGAGGTGACTCCTGCAAATAAAGATATTTTAATTTTCCTCCTAGGAAATTTAACAACCTTAGTAGGCCTGGTTTGCTCATATTATTTCGGCTCTTCTGTAGGTAGTAAAGACAAAACGGAAGAAATTAAAGGGTTAATGAAAAAATGATGGATTGGAATTTAAGTACCTATTTTACTCAGTACGAGTTTAAATGCAGTCATACAGGTCAATGCGACATGGACCCTGAGTTTATCCGCAAATTAAATGAGTTGCGTACTGCATTTGGAAAACCTATGAAAATTACATCTGGGTATAGACACACAACCCATCCGATTGAACGAAAGAAAAAAACTCCAGGAGCTCATACCACGGGCCAAGCTGCTGATATAGCGGTATCAAGACAAGATGCTTTTCATTTATTAAGAATAGCTTTAAGCAAGGGGTTCACAGGTGTAGGAATACAACAAAAAAACTTAGGTCGGTTTATTCATTTAGACACAATAGAACATTCACCAGAAAGACCAAGACCAACAATTTGGTCTTATTAATTGTGCCCGAAATTGTGTCTCAATGAGTGTATACTGTACTTAAATGAGCGTTAATTAAAAAAAACCTTTCATTTAAGTGTCTGATTTTTTTGGATTATTTTTTACTAAATATAGTCCTTTAGAACTTTCACGGTGGGTACAGGGGTTCGAATCCCCTTGGGGACGCCATCTTTCGGCACTATTTACAGATTGTGCCTCGATTGTGTCCGAACCAGTTGGTTTTTTCAAACGGTTCGTAGCCTCTCTTAATCTCGATGGGGCAAGGTGTGCGTAGCGCATAACCATCGTCAAACTAGACCATCCTCCGAGTTCCTTTAATTCAGCTAAAGACATACCATTTTGTAAACCCCAACTTGCAAAGGTATGGCGCAGATCGTGCCACCGAAACTCTTTTATTCCTGCTTTATCAAGAGCCTTTTGAAACGGCCTTTTTGGATTAATTATTGGCTTTCCTGAGACCTGTGGAAAACAATATACTTCACCTTTGCCAGAACATTCTTTTAAGATTTCTAATGCCCAATCACTAAGCGGAATAATGAGTTGTTTTTTATTCTTGCTCTCATCAGACCAAACAACAACATTTTTTGATTGTTTGTTAACCTCACTCCACTTTAAATTTAAAACGTTATTTCTTCTTAATCCAGTAGCTAGTGAGAACGCCACTGCTGGCTTCAAATAATCTGGTAATACCTTTTCTAATCGTAACCATTCACTTTGCGACAAGAACCTCATACGGGTTTGCTGTATCGGTTTCTTATATAAAATGGGTAGCGGATTCTTATATTTCTGGGCAGATAAACGAGCAGCAGCCATTACCACGGTTACATATCGATTAAACGTGGGATTACTTACTTTTAAATGTTCCTCCAGGTATTTATTGTTTACCTCGTGAACTGGGACGTCTTTGTACGAGTTTAGAAACTTCTGGACAATAGCACGATCAGTATCAATTCTTTTTGCCTTGATTTGCCGCATTTCATACCAATCAGAAAGACAAGCAAATAAAGTGCGCTTTGCACTGCTTAACTCTTCTAATTCTTGTAAAAACTGAGTCGCTAATTGAGCGGCTTTGCGTTTGGACTTTGTTCCAAGACTTTTTCTAATCTTTTCTTGGCGATAGAAAACTGAGAGCCACCAGATGCCATTTCGTTGATACAAGTGCATAAATTTGCATACTCCACAAGTTGAGAAACCAAAAACCCATATTCTTTTCCAACCTTAAAACCCACCTTACCCTGACGTGCTAAGGAACGCAAGGTATTGGGCGAACATCTCAAAAACTCTGCGGCCTCAGAAAGAGTTAGGCTAGTGTCCTGCGGTGTTTTTACCATTTTTCTTCTTCCTACATAAATAAATTTTATCTTTAATTTTGATTAGTGGCAGTTTTTGTCGCTCTGCAACAGTTAAATTTTCTTTCACAAGTTTTAAATCAAAAATATCTTTTATTCCCATTTATCGTAACCTCCAGATGGAACATGATCCCAACTGTCATCATAAAAAGGCTCATCAACTTTTGTTTTTTCTTGTTTAATTTTTACAACTTTTTTAACTGCTCGTTCTTCTGTCTTAAAAATAATTCCACATTTTTTGCACCGCCTTCTTCTCCTTACAACACCAGGTGAAGTGCGTGTATCAAGTGTTTCACTTTTAGCGGTACAAGTTGGGCAATCCATTGTTAAAACGGAGGCTCATCGTCAAGTTTTGTAGAAGTATAATTGTTATTTCTTTTAAAACTTTCGCCATTATTTTTCTTTTTTGGCTCCCATAGATTAAACCAACCTTCACCACTTATAGGGACAACATCGAGTTTTAAACTAAACCCATTATCGTTTTCAATTACCCTTCCGCAAGTAACGTATTTATTTTTTTTTTGGCCTGTCTCTGGATCTTGGTATGTTCCTGTTACGGCAACCACATCATATTTCACACCCATATTATTCTCCTCGATTATTTAATTCTTTCCATTCAAAATTCCGAAACAAACATTTTGCATCTACAACGCTGTCGCTTCTCTCAATTTCTAATAAACCTTCATAAAACTCAGTAGCATTTGCGTAACCTGCCGCGTAGGCAATTTTCCACAAACTATGTGTTTCGTTTAAATTCATGTACTGAAACCACCAAACAACTCCCCCTCCAGCGATAAAAATTAAGGCTTTTACAAACACTTTGCTTCCTCGGCTAAGATTTCAAAAAAGACCTCATCAAAAAGTGAGCCCCTCATCGTAAAAAAATCTGCTTGAATTACTTCATTAAAAAGTCGGGAATAAAAAGCCTTGTAGTCATTGTTGAGTTTGTAGGCTAAATCTGAGTTTAAAGTGAAATGTAAATCCCATCGCATTCGTTCCCAGATCGCAGCTACACCAAAACGTTTTTGCTTTGTAAAAACTTGATACGCAAGGTTATAAAATGTTTTCCATACAATTGGGTTTTTTTTATGAAAAACTAAACAATCCTCAATAACTTTTTTTTCATTCAAACTTAAAGATTCTGGGTTATAGTAAACCTCATCGGCATGGCGCAAAAGAAGTTGTTCAGTGATCTCTTTAGGCGTTCCTTGTAAAACGTATTCAAGCTCAACCATAAATACCTCCTTCAATATTGTCGCAAAGTTGTTTTTCCATATCATCGACCTCCTCTAGAAACTCCGTTACATCTTTTTCCAACTCCTTACGCTCTTTATCTGTTGGCTCAAAGCGCACTACAAAGAGTTCAATATCTTCTCCAACACGAGGGTCGAAACTTACAAAGTCGCACCATTTCCTACCCGTACAAACAAGCTGTGCAATCATTTGATTTTTGTGAGTTGAAGGGACTTTGCCTGCAAGCAACCACTCAATATGAGTTGTAGAGTTTGGACATTTAATTTCTAGTAGCCCGTCTTTTTCAACGAAACCATCTGGCGATGCACCGAAATTTTTGATGGTAGGGTGGAGCATAAAGCCAACTTCTGCTACTCCACGATCTTTGTTTTTAATTTGATAAGCCATTCTTCCAAAGTGTTCGTTTTCTGTTCCCCATTCCATAGCCGGTGAAACAAAAGTATCTACGGGCGTTTTTGTACGTCTTTCAGTTACCAACCTAATCGCATAGTTTTTACGTTTTACTCCCGTTTTTGAACGCATATCATTTGCCTTAGATGCAGTTCCTTTGCCCAAGCGTTGCTCATGCCATTCTGATGTTCTCTGGATGGATTCTGCAATTGGTTTTTTTGTAGGCTCCATCAAAAAGTCCTCTCAGTAGAATTTTGAACAACCTCTTTTTTCTTTAAAGTTTTGTGTTGATCAGCAATTGTATTTTTTCTGGCTTGCGCTTTGCTGATGATGTCTTTTGTTGTGTTTTTTGTTTGTTGAGTAATTGGTTGATCTAAATTCATTTGATCTAACAAATCATGGTCAGTTAAACCTAAAGCACTTACCCAAAGATATCGTCGCGCATACGTTACAGAGGCTCCTATTGATTGCATTGGGGAACCACCCTTTAACACCGAATAATCAATTGGTATAGAAAATGTAACTGAACTACCGCTGTTTGTATCTATGAGGGTAAGACTTGCCTCCTCTTTCCCAAACGTTTCTTGATAAGACAAGTTATGCGCATTAGCCAATTTAATTACAAAAGGCAAAAAATCGGCTAATTGGTAATATTCGAAGTTTTGAAATTTATTACTGCCAGTTTGTTTTGGGTTTAACTCAACTAACTTTTGCCTTATATTTGCTAGTATCTGATGTACTTTCAAATTTATTACATTCATTTTTCCTCCAGTAACCTTAATTAGAATTTGTTCAGTAAACTTTATACTAATATAAAGTAAACTTGACAACAATGCAACCAGTTTCCTATATTTAAAGGCAAAAAAAAACCCACCTATTAAGTGGGCATTAAAGATTATGTTAATTAAGCATCTGTCTTTTTTAGCATCTTTTAAAAAAAGACATTTAAGGCTTGGGGTAAGTTGTCTCTACAAAGTCCTCCTAACTTCTTTGCAAACCCCTATAATTTCTATATCTTGAACTTTATTGTCGAGCGTGGGAAACAATTCGTTTTCAGGCAAAAACTGAAAATGATCCGTGCTGTAATCAATAATTTTAATTTTACGAACGTAGATAGTTTTATTTGCGCGGATTAAAACATAATCTGTCGGTTTAAATTCGACGTTCGGTTCTACAATTACAACATCGTCCTTTCTAAAAACTTTCTCAAGAGAGGTGTCGAGGACTCTCCAGGCAAAACAATCTTTTAAATGAACATCAACAATCAATGTATCCTCCGTTGGTTGTAAATAAACATCTTTGTAAAAAATTTTTGCTGATGAAGTTGCATAAAATTCAGCGGTTTCATAATTAAGTTTCGCAGGTAACTTTTCGTTTGCAAAAGCAGCTAGTGTAATAATGCTCTGCATTTTAGGAATATATTTGCCGGTCTCCCAACTAGAAATTGTTGCCTTTGAAACACCTAGTTTTATTGAAAGTTCATCCTGAGTCCATTTTAGTTTTTTTCGACAAAATACTACCCACGAGTCGATATCCATGTTTTACCCTTTGAATTGAATTGAATTGAATTGAATTGAATTGAATTGAATTGAATTGAATTGAATTGAATTGAATTGAATTGAATTGAATTGTGTTAACGTGCATAAAAAAATCTCCGTATTATTATAAAAAAAAATTACTCCGGTCGCAGTTTGAAAGTCCAGATTACTTTATTTATTTAATAAAGTCTAGTTTTCTTTACCTTAAAATAATATTTAAAAAAATTAAGGAAACTGTATAAAAAAGTAATGTTTACTTTATAATATAGGTATGAATACACTAAATCTAGTTTTAAAACATACCAAAACCAAGACGAAACTCGCAAAAATCTGCAATATTTCAAAATCGGCTGTAGGACAGTGGGGAAATGTTATTCCAGCACGTTTTTGCCCAACAATCGAAAGAGTAACTGGAATCCCGTGTGAAACCTTAAATCCGCAAGTGGAATGGAGCGTGCTGCGTGAATCTGACCAATCGAACAACTCTGAAACTGAGAGAACAAGGATATCTTTGTGAAAACGTTGAAAAGTATAACTATTTCACTAAGAGAAAAAATGATTTGTTTGGGTTTATCGACGTGGTGGCGATTAGCAAGGACGAGACCCTTGCTGTGCAAGTTACTTCAAAAAGCAACATGAGCAGCAGAATTAAAAAGATTAGTGAATCTGATAACTACCCGTTAGTTCTGGGTGCAGGGTGGAGAATCATTGTGCATGGCTGGTTTAAAAATAAAAAAAATAGATGGGAGTGCA